CCGGGCAAGGCGCCCAAAGATGTCATGGGCGAGTTCTCGGTCGTGATGTATGCCACCATCAAGACCGTGGGCGCCGAGCGTAAGTACGTGTGGCAGACCAAACCGCAAGGCAAGGTGTGGGGCTGCGGGATCAAGTTGCCGGAGGAGAAGAAGATTGTGGTCCCCCTGTTTGTGCCGCAGGACATTCAGGCACTCATTAACCTGCTCGACCCGCCAGTGGCGGCGAGCGCAATGCAGGAGGTCAAGTGATGGATGCAGACAGCGTCATTTACGCCGAACCGGAAGTGGAAAGCTATGGCTGGGACGAGAGCACGATCAGCCGAGAGGACTCGAATGAGTTGGCCATGTTCAACCTCATTCCCAAGGGGACATACCCCGGGGTGGTGGTGAAGGTGACGCCCAAGAAGATCACGACGGAGCAAGGGCTGCACCCGTTGGAGGGGAAGACCATTGCGAAGTTGGACATCCTGCTGACAGCGGACACCCGCAATTACCACCTGTTTGTGGATGCCTACCCTGAGGTGATCAAGGCCAAGTCGAAGAGCGGGGGGACCTACATCCGCGCCGAGAGCGACATTGCCACACAGTTGTTCGACGCGCTGGAGATGCACGGCCAGCCATTCACGAAGGTCCTCGCGGCCGCGCAAGAAGAGACCCTGAAGTACGTGGTGCGTATTGTGGAGTCGAAGGACCCCCAGTACAAGCCAAAGAACGCCGTCAAGATTTACGCCTACAGGCAGTAGGTTCCACTGGCGGGGCGGGCCGCGTGCCCGCCCCCCGCAACCACGGAGGAACTGTGAAAAAGATTCTAGCAGTGATCATTGGGCTGTTGCTGGGTGGGAGTGCGGCGTTCGCATTTGCCGAGAATCCGCCTGGCAGCCAGAATCCAAACGCCGCTGCGAACAGCCAGAGCAATGCCTCGCAGGGGCAGGAGCAAGGGCAAAGTCAGGGGCAGGGCCAGAGCCAAGCGGCCAGTGGCAAGGCCAAGTCCACCTCCAGCGCCTCAATCACCACCACAGAGAGCCCCAACTTCCTCAGCCTCCCTGGGGTGATGGGCGCGCCGGCCATTCTGGCCATTCCGCCGGAGAACCACGGCAACATCATGGCCCCAATCGCCCTGCCGAAGCGCATGACCTACGAGCAAGCGCAGGCGTGCCGCAAGGCGTGGCTGGATGATGAGTATGAGGGGGGACGAAGTGAGAACGAAACGCGTGTTGTGGCAATTGACTATGCTAAACCCCATGAGGCGGCTAGTCTCGACATGGACCTTTACCTCGGAACAGTTTCGGTTACTGCTTCCGCCGGGTATACCTTCCTGCCCGCACTATGTGAGGCAGCGTTTAGGGCCCTCGAAGAAGGTGCTACCAGCATCCTCGTCAACTACACCGTCGAGAAAGCGAACGTCACCAAAGGGGTTGGGTTTGGTTCGTCGGCGGGCGGCAGCGCCATCCCCAGCACCAGCAGCCCCAGCGCGCTTTCAGGAGTTGCTGGCTTCGGGACAGGATACAGCGTAGTGACCAACGAGCCGCGTCTACTCAGCTTGATCGCCGTGGCCACCCATGACCACAACGCCCACAGTCATGCTCCGTTGATCTCTGTCAGCGACGTGTCGGATGCTGACGCGTTTGAGCGAGTGACGGTGAAGCTAACGCCCGAGGGATTTGCTATCAGGTAGCAGTATCTGCACGAAACGGTAAGGATGCGGGGTAGTTCAAGGGTAGAACGCCTGTCTCATAAGCAGGAGAATCTCGGTTCAACTCCGAGCCCCGCTTCCACTGGAGGAGACACATGAAATATCTGGAAATCTTTATCGCCATCATTGTCCTAGGGGTCTCGCTCGCATTTTGTGATCGAGCTATGGCCCATGTCAGTGAAGCGTGTCTCTCCATTCCACACCCCTCCGGCCCGGCCCTGTCTGCGGGCCGGTCGGAAGACGGCCGCTTCTATGTCCAGGAGTATTCGCTCAAGGGCGGTCAGACCCCCGACTTCCTGCGTGTGTTTCAGCTTATGCCCGCCGCACAAGGGGCCCCGGTGTTCCTGGCATTCCCGACGACGTACCTGATCGACCGGGACGGCGACGGTCTCTTCGAGGAGATGTACATCGACTACGACCTGAAGATGGACTGCAACACGTTCAACAAGATGCTGTGGGACGAGGAGCGGGGGGAGTATGTCCCGCAGAAAACGACATGAGCGCGCCGAAACTTGCCAAGACTATCTGTTCCGACTGCTGCTGCGCGGCCGGTCTGGACGTGGAGGTGCAAGATGAAAAAGGACGACCACGAGAGCGAACTGATCCTGTGCCTACAGTCGAACCTGTTACGGTTGGAGAACGAGAACCAGAAGCTGCGGAGTAAGCTGAAATTCTGGAAGACGATCGCTCGGTCCCTCACAGATTCGCTTCATACTGAGAATCCCTATGGGAATCGGGAGGCGGAGAATGAGTAAGATACCGCAGTATGCCTGTGATCCTGCTCGACTAATGGAAACGGAGCGCGACCAAGCTGAGGCCCGCGTGAGGGAGTTGGAGGCGCAGCTTTTAAGGCACGAGATTGGTGCAACATGAAAACCCTCAAACACCTTGACGGCCTTCATCCCATCCTCGCGCTGCGAGCACAAACACTAGGAGAATTATGCAAAACCCGTGGTTTGTCATTTGTTGTTACCGCAGGCCTAAGAAGCAACGCAGAGCAGGACGCCCTCTACGCCAAGGGGCGCACCACCGAGGGCAAAGTGGTAACAAAGGCGCGTGGTGGAGAAAGTTGGCACAACTATGGGCTCGCGTTTGATTTTGTGTCTGTGGACGGGAGTCAGCTTTCACATGAGCGTTTTATATGGAACGACGACGCACCTGAATGGCAACAGATCGGCGAACTGGGCGAGAGTTTGGGGCTCGAATGGGGCGGGCGGTGGGGGTTCAAGGACAAGCCCCACTTTCAACTGACCGCGGGGATACCCCTGGCACAGGCGAAGCTGCTTGCGTTGCCCGTGTTGTGGGACATGGTGACGCATGGACTTGCTAAAACCTGACACCTGTCTCGGGTGTCCCTTCTACCAAAATGGTCGGGGCTTCGTGCCCGACCGCCTCGTCCCGGGTGCCAAGGTGTTGGTGCTGGCGCAGAACCCCGGCGACAACGAGGAGAAGGGTGAGGAGATCGTCAGCTATCAGGGCGGCAACCCGATCACGCACGAGGTGGAACCCCAGCCGCTCATTGGGGCCACTGGCTACATCCTAGCCAAGACTTACCTCCCAATGGCCGGCCTTCAGCGCGACCAGGTCTCCTATGCCAACGTCATCAAGTGTCGGGTGGGGGGCAAGAACAAACTGCCCGAGGGGGATGAGTATGACAAAGCTGTGGCGCACTGCACCACTGCGCATCTGGTGGTACCGGACAGTGTTGAGCACGTGGTGGCGATGGGCGCGCACGCGATTGCGCATGTGGCAGAGCCCGATGCTCACTACAAAGTGGCCACCTGGCGCGGATACGTCCTGCCCTCACTGTGGCAAGGACGTTCTGTCTACGCCGTCGGCCATCTCGCCGATACCTTCCGATCGCAGGAGGAAAAGCACAACGCCCGGGCTGACTGGCAACGCCTAGGGCGCTGGCTGCGCGAGGCGTGGCCCAAGCGAGAGCCCCGCCGCGGGCTGGATTGGTGGGTCTTCCCACACGACACCGCGCCGGGTGGTTTTTTGCCCGGCCCCCCTGCGGGAAGCGTTGTCTATCTAGACACCGAGTACAAGCCGAATGATGAATACCCGTGGCTGTCGAAGCTGACTCTGCTCGGGCTGCGGTGGGGGGGCCTGACCGCCCAGTATGACTTGACCACGATGACTGTGGAGGACGTGGCGGACTTGGCCGGCTTGCTGGAGGTGATCGCCAGCCGTTGCACGGTCGTCCTCCAAAACGCGGCCGCCGACTTGCCGATCCTCGAGCATACGCTCGAGGTGCCCCGGGAAGCCTGGGTCAACCTTGAAGACACAATGCTGATGCACACCGCCTTGTGGTCGGAGAGCGACCACGGCATGGCCTATCTCTCCTCCCTCTACGGGTGGCTGGACAAGCCCAAGTCCTACCGCGCCGAGGCCTGGGACTTCTACCGCTACAACGCCGGGGACCTGGTGGAGACGGAGGCGATCTATCTTGCCCTGCTCAGCGAGTATAAGCAGTATCCCCAGGTGTTGCATTTTTACCATACGTATATGATCCCAGCCATCCATATCCTGACCCGGGCCGCGGAGCGCGGGTTCCCGGTTCACCGACCCACCTACGAAGCCCTGCGGCTCGTGTACGAGACCTACAAAGAGATTGCCTCAGAGATCGTCGGGCATTACATCGGCTACCCGATCAACGCCGGTTCCAACGATCAGATGATCCGGGCGATGCTCGAATGCACCGACCTCACCCCGCGGAAGGGCAAGCACACGAAGTCCCTGTCGATGGACAAAGAAGTCATTGCCGAGTTGCGGGAGAAGATCGACCCGGCGCCTGACGTGGATGCTGAGGCCGAGAACGGCCTCTCTCCCGAGCAGGCCCTCGAACGCATCGACGCCGGCGCCCACCCGCTGTTGGAGGGGCGAGTGGTGTATGCGGAGGCGACGAGCGCGCTTGATGATTTTATCAACCCGCTCGACCCTGTGAGGATGCGCGTCCACCCGCGCTGCAAGCAGTACGCGCAGGCGTCCCTGCGCCTGTCATGGGTGGACCCGCCGATGCAGAATGTGCCGGCCGACCTGGAGTGCATGTTCGGCCCCGACCCGGGGTCCGTATGGTTTGGCTGGGACTGGAGCGGGCAGGAGGATTGGTTCCATGCAGCGGAGGCTGGGGATACGCTGACTTTGAAAGCGCTGGAGCGGGGAGAGGACCTGCACACCCTGAAGGCGCGGCAGTTGTTCGGCATCCCGTCGGACGTGCCCGTGGACAAGAAGGGTGCTCAACGTGACTTCGGTAAACGCTATCGCCACCGGCTGAAGTTCGCCTACCCCTGGGTACCCGAGAACCTCAAGAACATGCCCGGCGTCAAGAAGTTGGGGCTGGACATGAAAAATATCATACAGATCATGGCACGCGACGCCGCGGCCAACCCTAGATACATTGCCTGGCGTGAGAGGCGTGCGGCCACTTTGATGTCAAAACGATATGATCTCTTTCAGGACATTCCGACCTACACCGGCCGCTTCCGCCGCTCGTTTGAGCGGGACGCCCGCCTGATCCGGGTGGGCTTGAACGCTTCGCAGGGATGTGGCGCCGACCAGTTGTACGCGACGCTCGTCGCCCTGTCGAAGGCGTTCCCGCGCGCGGAGGTGCAGTTGGCCTACAGCGCCCACGACTCAGGCGTGCTGCATGTGCGCTGCGATGTGTTCACTCCCGAGACCTGTTCACGAATCATGAACATCGTCCAGGCGCCGGTCGAAGCCTATGGCATGCGCCTAACCATCCCCGCGACGTTCTGGTTTCAGAGCGCGCTGGGCGACCCGAGGAGGCCCTATGAGCAAGCCACGCATCCTACCGTATAGCAACAACCAACTGCGGGCCGCGATCAAGATGCAGAACGACACGGTCCTGGCGGCGCACTCGCGCATCCGGGACCTGGAGTTGGCCGTGATGATGCTGCAACACCGCCTGAATCCGCCGGACCCGAAGGGGCCGGAGGTGAGTGGGGGAGATGAGGAGGAGAAAGCCTCTGTCGCTCCGACCCTGTCCTTGGTGCCTGAGGCGGCACCGGAGGCGGCACAATGAGACTGCGGCTCGAAACGTTTGAAGCGTTGGACAAAAACTGTATCCGATCCCTTGTGGAGGTAATTGAGAAAAGAGAAACGGCGCCGGGAGCGCCGCTTGTATTCCTCTCCCGCAAACATGTCCGGGACAGCATCATGGAGGCGCTTAACCGCTGGGGCGGTCAAGTTGTAATCACGCACGTGGAAGAAGAGCAAGCATGATCATCACAGCTAACAGGCTAGAGTTGAAACGCGACCAGAAGCTGGTCATCATTCCCATTGGGGACATCCACCACAACGCGCCCAGCCACGACGCAGCGAAGTTGCGCGAAATCATCCAGTGGGCGGCCGCTTCGGCCAAGCGCCCCGATCGGCTCATTCGGGTGAAACTCATGGGCGACGAGTTGGACACGATGAGCGCGAGCGAGCGCCGGTCTCACACTAGCGCCTCCTACCATGAAAGCACCCGCCTGCGCTTCGAGAAGATGATCTTCGCGGACCTGATGAACTTCTACCGGGAACTGACCCCGATCCACCACTTGATCGACACCGTGGTGTGTGGCAACCACACCTACCGCTTTCAGGAACAAGGCACGGGCAAGTTGGTCGGCAAGACGACCTCAGAAGTGTTGGCCGAGCGGCTGAACGTGCCCTTCCTTGGCGTGTGCGGCGTGCACGTGTATGAGCTACACCCACCGGGGAGCACGGGCACCTTCCCCTTCAAAATCCTGATGCATCACGGCTTCGGCGCCGCCCAAACCAAGCCAGCCTCCATCCGGCAGATGCTCTCCCTGCGGGAGCGGTTCCCCAACATGGACCTCTACATCATGGGCCACAATCACGTCAAGATCACCACCACGACCGAAGGGATCGACGTGCGCCGGGACCACCGGAACAACAAGTGGCGAATGGTGGAGCGGCAACAGGCCTTCGTGCGGTCGGGGTCCTTCCTAAAGGGGTATGTGGAGGGTGAGGTGGTGGCTGCGGGCCAAGGCTCCTACGTCGAGGAACACTGCTACGCGCCCGCCGGCCTGGGAGTGACCACCTGCAACTTGAGATGGCGGCTGAATGAAAGCGGCAGACTGACCGGGTTCAAGCTGCACGTCCAGGAGTAACGATGGGAAAAGCACCAAAGCTGTTGAACATCCTATGTACAGAACGGGCGTTGTTCGAGACACCCGAGGTGCAAAAATTGATCTTCCAAGGGCACTCAATCCAACTGGTCGAAAGCGGCGCAGACGGCTTGATCGGCGGGAAGTGCTGGCGTATGAACGCGGCGATGGTCAAGTATCTCCCGCTGGCCATCCGCGCGATGCGGGAGGAGAAGTACAAGAAATGAAAATCACCATCCTTAAGTGCCTCCTCCACCCTCGGTACATTGGGACACGGCGGCCCCGTTCCCACAAGTACGGGTGTGAGTGCTGGCGCGTGTTCTTTCAGCGAAGGGGCGCATGAACCGTCCAAACCGTGGCAATGCAATCCTGCGGCGCGTGTGGGCCGAGGCGGACGCGGCTGACCGGGAGAAGCTGCGCGAGGCGGCGATCCAACGCCTGCTCGAAGCGGTGAAGGACCTGCACGTCCTGGCGCATGGCAAAGGGGGGACGCATGAGCAATCACCTGCGGGCAAGTGACCCGATCCCGTACTGTCCGGGGGAACTGATCGACTTCCTCCGGGCCGGGCAGCCTCTCAACCACGATCAGATGATCCAGGTGCTCGACTACTTTGAGGGGACGTTGGCACGCCACAAGAGCGAGTACGAGAAGGGCATCAAGAAGAAAGAGCGGGAGCGCAAGCGCTTGCAGGAAATGATCGAGAAGTACAAGGTGGAGCGATGGTAGCGCTGCGCCGGAGGGCTTCATGGGCATTGGCAGGGTGGATCGTTGGCTACGCCTTGTTCCTGTGGACGTTGGCCGGCTGCGCCAGCGCGCCCGCCAGCGAGCCCGTGGCCCCGCGCCCTTGGTCCCCGGTGTTGATGAACACGGGGAGCAGCGCCTATCGCATGGCCCCCGGGGGGCAGGTGCAGACGGGACCCTACATCATTCCAGACACAGGAGGGGCGGCATGGTAAATACGGTGCTTCGCTTTCTCACGGGTGTCTATCTGGCGGCGGGTATGGTCCTGCTCGGGCTGGGGATTTGGATCGTCACCCTTCTCGTGATGGCCTGGGTGCTGCGCTGGCCCCTGGTGGCGCTCGGCGTGGTGTGGCTTGGCTTCCAGTGGGTGAGCGCGTGACCCGCACAGAAACGGAGCAGTTGAAGTTCGATGCCCTCCTAGGGATCGCCGGCATCCTCCTGGCGGCGCTCGTGGCCACGATTCTCTACGGGATAGGGGCGGAGCAGCGCGCGACCAGGCCGTGCGTCCACAAGTCGAATGTCGTGGCCCTCGTCCATAAGGGGCGCCATATCAACGTCCACATGTCCGACGGGACGCAGCACAAGCTGGTCCTGGGCAGTGAATGGGCGCCCTACTGGTACAAGAAGCATGACACCAGCAGAAGTCAAAAAAGCCGTCAGTAGAATCACGTACAAACCGGGGTGGAAGTTCTACGCCGGTGTGCTGCCGGAGAAGGGCTACGCGGTCTGCCTGGTCATTCTCACCGCCCCCCTGCTCGACGCCTACGGGTCGGAGCAGACGATAGAAGTGAACCAACAACAGGTCTATCCGTTTGCGTTTGTGAAGCAATGGGACCACGACATGTTGCTGCACGTCATGGCCGACCTGATTCGCCGGGTGGAGGAGCATGAGATGCTAGAATGGTTCATGTTTGACGGAGAGCGGGTGAACGCCCCGCACAAGAAGGCGATCATGGCCTTGGAGGGAGACCAGTGAGGACATTCTTTACCGACAATGGGTGGGAGGCGTTCGGCGAGTGGTGCTGGACGTGGCGGTACGTGCTGGCCTACGTGGGCGCGATTGGCACTTTCGTGTGGGCCATTTGGCAGTGACCGTGCCTAGTCTTCCCCGGGGCACAGGTGGTCGGTGTAGGCGTGACGGCACTCGTGGAGCCAGTCGGTGTAGCGGGCGGGGTCGTGGCGGGAGGCGCGCAGGCTGATCGTGTTGGTGGCTCCGTCCCACAGCGCGTTGTCCCCCACCCCGTAGAGACGGTTGAACAGCTTGTCAGGCAACACCTCGACGGTGATCTTGAACCGCTTATAGCCCGAACGCTTTTGCAGCCCCCGCGAGAATTCCCGACCCACCTGCCGAGATACTGATCCATTTGGCGTATGAGATGAACGAGTCAAGGCGCTGCTGCGCCTTGCCGACGGCGACGTTTTGCTGGGTGAGCGCCTCCGCGATCCTGTCGTTGCGTTCATCGTCTGTCCTCACATGATCCTTCAAGAAGATGTGATGCTCCGTCATCAGCGACCTGACCTGGTCGAACTCCCGTTGGATGAATTCCCGCTCGCTCTTGGTCATCGGTGCGTATCCCGCTGAACGCCCTGGTTGCGCTCGAAGGTGCGGAGCCCGGCCAATCCGAGCATCCCTCCCAGCAAGGTGGCCAACTCGCTCACATCGAACGGAGGATACGCAGGGAGCGGCTGGCCGGCCTTGATAGCATAGTAGCATTGGACCGACCACGCCATGACGGTAATGATCGCCCGGGGGATGTAGTAGACGCCCAGCGAGGTCCCCGCAATCCACCCGGTCCACGGCCGCCACCCGGCGACGAAGATGCTGCTGGAGGCCGCCTCGACCTTGTTGATCTCAAGCTGCCCCTTGACGAGGTCGAGGATCTCGCTGGACGCTTTCGCGGCCCGATCCTCAGCACGTTGCTGTAGCTCTGCGGCCTTCTCAGGGGAGAGATGGAACTCCTTCACAAGGTCCGTGATGAACCCGAAGGCTCCGCTGATCACCCCTGAGACTGCACTCTTGATTGGATCGCCCGGCAGTTCGATGCCCATTATATCTTCCCCTTACCCTTGTGTTCATGACTTTGTTTGCTGTCCCAGGGTGCCCCGTGCCAGAATCCCTCACGACAATGCTTGGCCTCGTGAGCGGCCGTGCTGGGCGACCAGGCCCAGGCAAAGGCAAGGCAAGCCCCCTTCGGGTTGTGCTTCTGTTTGGGCCCGGTCTCGAAATTCCACACCGCGCAGCCCGACACCACGAGTTCCGGCGGCAGGGCCCCGTAAGGCGACACCGCCCGGCAGACCTCGTTGACTTGGTCCAGACTATACATCATCACAATGGGGTAGCCATCCACCACGGCCACATACTGGCCCTTGTCCATGTGGTCGGCCTGGGCACTCACGGGCAGGAAGAGCAGTGTCAACGCGAGCAGTAGGTATTTCATTTCCTTCCCTCCTTTATCCACTCGGCGAGCGAGATGCCCGTGGAGAGGCGCATCCCGCCGCGGATGAACCACCAGCCGATCTCCGTGAGCGCATCCCCCATCGACGCGCGCACCCACCACCACCCCTCATTCAGCTTGTCCGTGAGGCCAGCCACAATTTCCACAGCGCCACTCCTTTGTTGGGTCGTCCTTGACCATCATCCATTTGCAGATTGGGCACATCATCGTCCAGACCAGCCAGGCCATCAGGTCACAAGAGGGGAACGCCAGCCAGTCAGGTAGCCGAGCATCTCCTCTCCGTTGGGCTCATTCGGGAGGTCGCCTCCGTAGACCATCGCGTTGAACGCGTGGTCATTCGACTGCCGACCCGGCAGCGTGATCGGCATCACGAAGTTCGAGTCCAGTTCATGAGGAGAGGCAGGAATGAGCGTCCACGTTTCGGTCACCCCGTCCGCCACGCCCACAGAACAGGTGAGGGTGAAGCTATTGCCGCTCCCTGTCCCAGCCTTGTGGTAGAGGGTCACATAGACCTCCAAGGCGGACCGGAGCGGGATGTCGATCTGAAAACTCTCCGTGACCGTCTGGCACACGCTGAGTGGCACCTTCAGGATGGCGCGGTCTCCTCGATAGCTGGCGTGGATGTAGAAAGGAACCTCATCTTCGCCGATGTACTCGACAAAGACCTCACCCGCATAAGCCCAATAGGTGTACCCGGAGGGCAGGATCGGCCCCGTGGAGTCGGCAAATTGGGTGTTGAACCCGGGGAGCGCAAAGCGACTCACCAGCGTGGCCAGGGTGGTCCCGTTGGAGATGTAGTAGCAGTGCACATTCCCCCACGTGTTGGCGGTCACGGGGGTCTCCGCGCCATTGACGCCGGTGACAAAGAAACTGTTGACGATGTCGGCGGGCTGCTCAAACACCTTGATGTCATTGGTGTCGTGCTTGTGGACCACGACGCTGTTGGCGCTGAAGATCAACCGCCGCCGGTTGGTCACGTCGGTGCGCAGGCGGTTGCCCACCACCATCCCAACCCCCGCCCGCACCCCTTGCGCGCTCTGGATGAAGTCGAGAATGTCCTCGGCGCTGTAGCTGCCATCTCCGTTGGAGATGACCACCTGCCCCGCGGGCAGATTGATCGGCGACGGGAACAACTCCGTAAACGTCCCGACCTGCTGCACCTGCATGACGCACCGATCGAGCGCCTCTTCCACGGCAGCGGCCGGGAAGGGGCCGGCCTCAGCGATGCCGATCTCTTGGGTGAAATCCACCACCCGGTCGATCTTCAGGTCGAGGCCGTCGGTGGGGTCCGCCAGCAACGTGACGCTCCCAGCCACATCCTGGGAGCCGGCGCCGGCGATGGTGTAGTCGCTGTCCTGCGCGAGCAGGTTCCCGTCCAACGTGACCGTGATGTCCTCGTTCCGGTAGAAGAGGAACGGGATCGGGTAGGGGCCGACGGTGGAGGTGCTGTAGACGATACTTCTGACCGCGTTGTTCAGCATGTTACCCCTTCAAGTAAACGTGGTTGCGGAGACCCCAGGAGAAGGCGCCCACGGTCGAGAAGACCGCAGTGGTGTTCGCGTAGGCCATGAGGATCGAGGTGTGGAACCCCTCGGTGGGAATGGCCGAACCGCCGATGTGCTGGAGGGACACCGAGCCGAACCCGATCATCGTGGAGATGGAATCAATGGCCAGCGCGGCGTAGTTGCCCCCACTGAAGCCGTAGGTCTGACAGTGGAAGTGCACCGCCTCGTCGCCCCACGCGAGGAACTGTGGATTGAGTTCGCTGTGAATGGAGGCAAAGGTCGCATTGGCGCCACCCCCGGTTCGGTTGGCCGTGTTCTCTGCGCGCGCCGTGACGGGGCGTCGGTTGAACCAGTTGATGACGAGGCGCTTGGTCAGCGTATCTACAAACTCGGTCGCCCCATCGGTATGCACCTTTCCCACCAGCAGCTTACTGTGGTCACCGAACTTGCATTCATACCCAGTGTCGGTGTCTTGCTCGTGCGCGGTTGTGCTGCACTCCAGCTTCTGTGTGCCATCGTTGAAGTAGTAGACATTGTACGTGGTGTCTACCGCGAGCCCCGCTGTGCTCAGCGTGACGCCCGCAAAATCGAGCACCTGGACGGTCCACACACCGGAGATGCGCACCACCATGTGATTGCCGTTGTAGGGAAGGAGCGTGATGTGGGTCGCGTCGTCGCGCACCAGCCGACACTGTCCTTGCAGGGGGACGGTCGAGGTGTCCACCGTCGGATCGGCCCACTCGACCCCGCCCGCTTGGGCGCTGTTGGCTTTCAAGAACTTCCCGTTGGCTCCCACCGTGACAATGACCGGCTCGCCTGCCACCGCACTGCCCGCCAGGAGGTCGCCCTTGTCCGCGTAGAGGGACCCGGGTACCAGTTGGTCGAGGGGCGCGGTGATTGTGGAGAGGTCCACCAGCGCCTCGAAGGTGACGTTGTCCTCGAACGTGTTGGCCTTGGTGAAGACGTTAATCGCGGTCTGAATCGCCACCTCATTAGGAATATCCCCGGAGGTGAGTAGGATACTGTCGATCGTCAGCCCATCGGGGGCGATGCGGAGGACGCGCCCGCGGTTGGTCAGCACGTCCGGGTCAGGAATCGCCAGCCCCTCCACGGGCGAGGTGGCCGGCAGGAGGACGGCGCGATCCATGCGGTCGCCCAATTGCTGCACGAGCATGGCCAGGCGGTCGAGGGCGTGCTCCACGCTCTTGGCGGGGAACGGCCCCGCTTCCACGAGGGCGGTGGGCTGGGTCTCGGCCAGCCGGCGGATGAGCGAGAGGCCGAAATCGGCCTCCGGCTGCTGCCCGTCCTCGAACAGAATGGTGCCGACCGTCGGGTATTCCACCTCGGTGGGCGTGAACGTATAATCGGCTGGCTCGGTGAGCAGGGTCTCGTTGCCGTCCGGGTCGCGCTCGATCACCACCAGGTCGGCAGGGTCGAACACCAGGAAGGGTACATCATACGGCCCCACCGTGCCATCGGCCACGTAGTCAATGCGATTGCTGTCGTTTGTGACCATCCGTTACTCCGCTTTCACGGTTGAGGTAAGGCCGGCGCTTTGGCCGGTCAACGCCTGGGTGCGCTTCTCGATCCGCTGATAGCCGAGGAACTTCGTGTTCCCGTCCGCGGCCATCTGCGCCTTCGCGGCCTGCGTGTAGCCGTGCCACACGGCGGCCAGGATGGTCGCCTGGATGCCCGGCAGATAGGTCCCGAACTGCGGGTCCGCGATCTCGGCACGCAACGCCTCGTGGAGCGTGAGGCCTCCAAAGGGCGTGTGGGTGTAGAGGTGGATATACTGATTCATCTCCTCGGGCGTGAGATGCTCGCCGTTGACCGTCCGGGGCACCGCCTGCATCACCGGAATCTCCCGGGCGGTGTTGTACAACTCCACCAGCTTGTCCGCCACCGGGTCCTTCTCCGCCCCCTTGAGGGTGAAGGGCACCACCTGATTCCACGTGGCCATCTCGTGCGTCTGCGGCTGGCCCGTCAGGAGGTCCAGCTTTGGCGGCACGCTCTTCGAAAGGATCGGGATCGTCTCCATCACGTGGTCGAGGTAGCCCTGCAAGCCATCGTGGACCGATTTATACTCATCGTCAAAGATTGCCTGATTGGCTGAGGCCGTGAGACGCGAGCCGGCCACGGCCGCCGCGCCCGCAGCCGCCGCTGCTGCGACGGTCGCCTTCCCTCCCCCGAGCAACCGGGCCGCTTGCATGGTCGCGGCGGGCACCCCGATCTTCGACGCCCCCGCGGCCCACTTGGCCATCAACCGCTCCGCCTTCACCGGATCGCCGTCCGACTTCGCCTGGTAGGCGATGTCCGTGAAGTCATGGAACTGCCCCACCCAGTTCGACCGTTCCTGCTCCCGCACAAACGCCAGCGTCATCACGAGCGCGATCTCATTCCACTGGTGCTCATCCTGCGCGTACCGCACCACATCCATCGCGCTGGCGACCATCTTGAGCCAGTCGCCGAAGGGCGTGCTCTGCACATAGCTGACGTTCACCCCGTTGTCGAAGTGGAAGCTGTAGTCCTGGTAGCCATCGGCGAGCCAGGCGGCCCGTGCGGTCGGCTCCTGCGGCCCCTTGCCGGTGATAAAATCGCCGAGATAGAGAGGCACCGCGCTCGCCATCACGAGTGAGCCGGTCAACATCTTCCCCATCGCCATCTGCGCTCGCGCCCCGCCCGCGAGGATGTCCGCGCGCACGCTCGGCAGCACGGAGGACACCACGGGGACGTGGGACAGGGACGCTTTGAACATATTGATCGTCGTTGTGATAAAGGGCAACTGCGACCGCATGAGCGGGTGCGACAGGCCGTTCACCAGCATCCCCGTCCGCCCCTCGATGGCCGACGTGAAGGTCTGGAGCATCTTGAAGTCGATCGCGCCCTGCATGATGTCCGGGTGCTCCGTTGGATCACGGAGGACGTTCTTGATGTAGTCATCGAGCGACTTACCCTCATACCCGAGGTGGTACGCTTTGCGGTAGGCCAGCATGCGCATCTCCATGTCGTACGCCAGCATGCCAGTGGCCGCGTCTTCAAGGCGCATGACCGTCTGCGTCCCCCGCAGGATGTCCCCGATGCCGTTGACGACCGCGCGCAGGACCGGGTCTTTGGAGACGAGATAATTGTCCGCCGTGATGCCCCGCTCGGTGGGCCGCTGGAGGCCAGCCCGGATCGGCTTGATCTCCTGCGCCGCGGTCCAGAGGCCGGCGATGCCGTCCGTTTGGTAGGTCTGCCGCACGGTGGTCATCATGTTCTTGACACTGTCCACTGCGGCACGGAGACCGATGGCCGCCTCACCAGGCGCCACGCCGGCATTGAGCACGTTGTCGAGTGAGCGGCCCGTGCTGATCGCAGGGCCGGTCTTGCCGGTCCACCACCCCTCCATAATCCCGGCCATCCGGCCCAACTGGCGATCGCTGATCGACAGGACGGGCATGATGAACCCGGATCCCACCGTGTTGACCACGTGGGTCTTGATCGCGGAGAGCATGTTGAAGTACATGATCTCGTTGAAGGAATTCCATCCCACCGACTGCGCCATTGTTGCGGCTTTGACAAGCTGCGCACTGCTCATTTTGTCGATGACGCCCATCATGGCGCTGATCGGCAGGTTGCCGGCCGCATCGCGCAACGCCTCCAGGCCGGCCGTCACCCGCTCCAGGTGCATGAGGGCTTGCATCTCGGGGTCTTTGGCCGCGCGGAGGACTTGCGCCCCCTCAGTGAAGTAGCGCTTCAACTCCACACCGACCATGTTGAAATCGTTGAACGCCTGTTCGAAGGCCTTGTAGCTCTCGAGGGTGGGGCGCGCCTTCGCCTCCGCGATCGCGCCGCGCATCGCTTGATCCGCCGCCTTCACGACGTCGCCGATTGCCTGGGCCTGGGCGACCCCCAGGCGGGGATCGAGCGCCATGTTGCGCACCTGCTGTTTCGACACCCCCATCACACGGCCAAGTTCCTTGGCCAACTCGCGCGGGATGACCACATGCCCCTCGGCGCCCACGTTGGCCTCGGGCACCACGTGACCGGCCTTGATGCGGGCGTTGGCCAGCCGTTCTACCGCCTGCTGAATCTTGGCGGGGGAGGCGAGGTCCAACTCGCTGAAGGCGACCATCAGGGGCTTCTTGTCAGGCTTCCCGACCCATTCGACGGGGATATTGAACCGCTCCACCGGCCCCTTGGCCTGCGGACTCACCACGGGCGCCTCGACGGGCAGCTTGCCCTCGCGGCCGGGCGTGGCCGCGATCTCGGCCGGGGCGGGCGCGAACTCTTTGGGCGCCTGCCTCGTTTTGAGGAGGCCTCCTTCGACCCCTGCGCCTTGTTCAAGCGCGACGGCCGCCGACTCAACCGGGGGCATGCTCAGCACCTCACGGGCAAACACTTCCTGCTCGCTGGGCGCCATTTTGGCCACGGTCTTGCGCAGCACCTCACCTGCGTGCAGCTTGTCGAGGGCCTCACTCACATTGATGACCACCCCGTCCCCGCCCATCACCACGTCCTGAAGGATGGGCATCTGCCCGAGGGGCAACTCAGGGGCGGCCGCCGCCTCCGGCGCGTCCGGCTTCATCTCAGCCGGGATCGCCAAGGGGCGCGGTTGTGGCTTCTCCGCCAGCGAGCCGGCCTTGGCAGCGGCCTTTTCGAGCGGGCCGGCGACCTTGGCACCTGCCTGGGCGGCTTTCCCGGCCGCAGGGGGAAGGCCGAGGGCGACCAGGAGGAGATTGAGGGGATCAACGGCCATCTCGGCACCAACCCCCGCCAGGCCAGCGGCCACGTCGTGTTGGCCGGTGGATCCACCCACCGCTTCAGCGGCCTTGCCTCCAATATCAGACGCGGTCAGACCTTCCGGGTTGGCCTTGGTGCTGGTGATGGCCTGGAGGGGCACATCGGAGGCATAGTGGTGGAGGGCGCCGAGCAGGTCCCCCACCGTGACCCCGGTGCCGGGGAGCGCAGTGGCGCCGATCGTCTGCATGCCACTCTCGACCACTTGGCCAATCGCCTGGAGGACCGAAGGCTCCTGGGCCGTCCGGTTCTCTGCGGTGCCGCCCGCCTCTGGCTTCTGCTTGTCGGCCATTACTTACCTCCCGCCAAAATACGCTGCTCCAACGTCTGGAGCGTTTTGACCATCTGCTCACGATCGCGCCGGTTGAGATCAGTCCGCTTCAACTGCGCCCTGAGGGCGCTGGCGCTCCGGCTGATCTTCTCCACGTCCCCACCGCGCAGAGCCGTCTCAGACTCCGTGACGGGCTTGCCCGCCTGATGCTCAGGGAGGCGCAGGATCGCGGCCGGCTCAGCAAATTGCCGCCCCAACTCGGTGCCGAGGGCCACCGGGTCGATGGGGCGACCGGCTTTCTTTTCCTGCTGCCACCGCTCAAACAAGGCGGCGGTCGCATAGCCGTGGCGCAGCTTGTCGTCGCCGAGGGCGATCAGTCCCTTGTCCGTGTGGCCGTCGATGATCGACTGGGCCACCTTGTACTCAGGGGTGGAGGTGAAGTTGCCGTGCGTGCGCAAGGCCGCCTGCATCGACTCGAAGCGCTTGTAGATGTTGACCGCCTGCTCGCGGTTCAACCCGCCCCGCTGCACCGCTTCGGTCACGACCGAGAGATCAGCATACTGTTCTGGACTACTGTACATCGACTGCATCAAGGCCGCCTCCAGGTCGGGCGATCCCACACCCCCCTGCGCCTTGGCATCCATCGCGTGCTTCAACATGCCGTTGAAGAGATCGGTCTTGCCCGCCTCTGTGAATTTCTTGCTGAGGCGCACCAGGTTGTTCGCATCCGGGTTGTTGCCGGCATAGAGGTCTTTAACATAGGAATCGACATACTTCCCCACCACCTCCTCGGCGGCCTTCTTGACCTGCCGATCATCCTGCGACTGCGCAAAATTGATCTGCCCTTGCTTGAACGACTGCTGCCGGACCCACTCGTCCTGCACACCGGCCCTGATCTTAGGGTCGGCGATCCCCATCGTGTTGACGCGCGCGAGCACAGACTTGTAGGTGGGATGCTGTCCCAGGTTGATCTCCTCCTGAAGCAACTGGGCCTTCCCCGCGTCCGACATACGGCCGAGGGTGGCCGGGTCGATCCCGGGCACCAGCGTGGCGACATGATCGAGGTATCCCTGCCGCTCGGTTTGCCAGGCACTGTAGGAGGTCCCCTTGGACAACCGCTCGCGCTCGATACTGTCGATCACGGTCATGGCACTGTCGATCGTGGCCTGCCTCGCCTGCTTCTCGCCGAAGGTGCCGGCGGCATGAAAGTCCGCCGCCTGCTTGGCCAAGGGCTGCACGAGGAGCGCGAAGGAACCGTCACCGGGTCTGACCTTCGTGGACGCCTGGCCGGCCCCCGCCGCCAGGTCGATCATCGTGGTCTTCGACCGGTCGAGGACGTAGTCGATGTAATCCTTTTGCTGCCCAGGCACCTGGGAGATTTGATGCGCCGCCACATGCTGCCGGAAGAGCGAGGACGTCATCGCATCCGTCAGGCCCTTGCTGGCTTCGGTCATCGCCTGCTGCTCGAAACCGCGCATGGCCGTGTTATATTGCTCCTGGGACGGAATGGACTCCTGCTTCTCCAGGTAATTGGCCTTCAGGGTCGTGACCGTCTGCACATACTTGGCCTGTCGCTCCGCCGCATCCGCGGTCGCGCTCGCTTGGGCGATCTTGGCATTCTGCGTGGCTTGGCGTGCCACGATGTCCCCCGCAACTGTGGCCGCCTGTCCAATCCCTTGGGCGAGCGCCGCCGTGCCTGCTCCCACGGGGGCCTGCACCACCTGCGCGCCATAGCGCGCGCCAGGCGACACATGCTCTTGTGCAACTGTGATAGGCATTATTTCTTCGCTCCTGCGTACGTCCCAAACCCTTGCGCGGCCCCACCGATCAACGAGCCAGCCGCCGCGAGGCGACTCTGTTGCTGCGCGATCACGCCCGCCCGGTAGGCCTCCTGTCCACTGGCCCGCTGCCCGGCCGCTTCATAGCGCGCCTTCTGATTGATCCGCGCCTGGTCAAGGCCGGTCTTGTAGTTGGTGTCGCGGATGAGTTCAAGTGCCGATCCTTCGCTGGCCACGACCCCGCCGTGCGCGAACTGGGACGTCTGCTCCCCGACGGTCACGCGCCCCTGCCGATCGACCGCGTTACTGTCCTGGCGCGCCTGGTCCTCGGTCAGCTTAGCGTTCAGGTCAGCGTTGGCCTTCTGTGCCTTCCCGACCCGCTTGGCTTCGTTGCCCTGCTGAATCTGAGACGTCGCCGCAAGGGCCGCTGCCGAGACGCTCAGCGTGATTGCGGTAATTGTGACTGGATCGGCCATTGCAACCTCACATAGCGCTCACCCGTTTCCCCGCGGGGACCAGCGAGCGCCATCTCACACTCCAACTCAAACCCCAACGCCTTGAGCAGCCGCCCTCCATTGGGCGTCCCCGTGAAGCAGGTCGCTTCGATGCGGTGCATCCCTTGGTGCTGCAATTGCGTGAGGTAGCGGCGCACATTCCTTACAATGAATGTAAGGTGTTTGCACGCCTCAGCGCTGTTGAGGATCAGCCACGCCGTGCCCCACCACGCGGCGGCGGCCACCACGCCCCCGGACATCAAATAGGTATCGCCGTGGTACACCGAGAACGCTGGGTGCTTTCCCACGTCCCCAAACTTCGCCGGCGAGAGCACGCGCCCTTCTCCCGTCACCACGTCCTGCACGTGCGAAGGATGGAACGGGATCACACGGTAGGTCTTATTCACCAACATCGAGCCTCCCAAAGATGCCCAGCACGGTGAAGGGCAAGGGATGAGGCTGGTAAATCTCCAGCTTCCCCTCCTGATCCCACCCGCTGTGGGTCACGCTCTTATCGCCTGTGAACAGTGGAAGGGGCGTGTCCATGTCGTCCTGCGGGGTGCGGAAGGGCACCTCCTCGCCGTCGATGTTGAGCCCCATCGTTTGGAACAGGCGGACAAACACCTCATACCACCGGCGCGGCTTCCCGTGCGACGTGCCCCCGCCCGGCATCGGCACCTCGGGCGAGAGGGTCTTGAGGAAGGGCAGGTAGCCCAACCCAACAGTGGCCTCGGTCACCTCGGGCCCATCGAGCGTGATGGCACCCCCCACGACCGTCTCGGGCGGATAGACCGCTCCGTTGCCGACGATCGCCACCACTTTGTCCTCCAGGTGGCCGAGCCCGGTGAGCACCTGGGTGGCCGGCCCGCTGTAGGAGAGGGACGAGTCGGTGTTGATACTGTCGTCGATATATTCCACGTACCGCTTGATATCGCCGTCGATCACGCGCCGCACCACACACCACACCTGGTCACGGCCGTTCGGTCCGGGGATGACGCTCACGCTCTCAAAGTCGCCCTCGGTGATGTGACGCGCCCAGGAAATGACCTCCTGCTTCTTGTTGAACACCATCGTGGCCATCACGCCATCGTTGCGCACGATCCACATGGCGTTGAAGGGCTCCTGCTGGTAGGCCAACTCCACGGCGCCGCTCTCCAAGATATGATCGGCCAGCAAGGTCATGTCATCGGCTTGATAGCCGTCGGCATCAAAGCTGAACGCAAGGCCGCGCACTTTGGTGAGCGCCTTCTGCACGAACATGGCCGTGTTCTCGATCTTCACGGGCGCGATGTCGGCCACGCCGTGGGCGGTGTGCTGGCGCGTGTTGACCGCCTTCGCGGAGAGGGCTTCATCCTGCGACCCAAACATGCTCCACTCGCCACCCGTGGTGCCAATGAGCAACTGGCGCGAGGCGATCAGCCACAGGACAACGTTGACCTGTTCGCTGGCGATCTCGTACACAATGGCGTGCTCGGCGCTGATGGTCCCATCCTGGTCGGTGGGGGCATGGTCTTCAAAATCACCCGTGCGCGAGAGGCCCACGTGCTGCGGGAAGGAACGCGATCCGGCCCACCCAAGCCGTTGCTCGAAAAACCCCAAGCAGCGCGGGTAGCCGGTCGTTTCGCTCCACATCCCGAGGCGCCAGGACGCCGTCGCCCCAGTGGCATTCAACCCCACCGTGCCGCCCCCGGTGTAGGTGTTCACGAAGGTGGACCCGGTCAACTCAAACGTATCGGTGGCGACCGACTGGATAGTCCATTCTCCATTCGCCTCGACCGTCCCGGTCACATCCTCGACCGTGACTACCTGCCCGGTCTTGAACGGATGATTGACGATCTTGATACTGACCCGCCCAGCCCCTCCCGCAACAACATCCTCGATGTCTTTGACGAAGCTGATGAACGGATTGACGATGTCCACCCGGACGTGCGTGGTGTCCGTCACCGTGATGATCTTGGCGTACCCCCACGACCCCCCGTGATTCAACCGGAGGAGCCTGTTCACGTCGGTCGTCAGAAACCCCTGATCGTCGTTGATCCCGAGGGCCGCGCTGGCCGTGATGAGGATGTTGTCGCCGGTGGCCGCGGCCGACATCAAGGTGGTGGTCGTCTTATTCTCCTTCATGTAGGGCCCGTCCAGCAACTCCACCTCGGTGAAGCGCCAGTCGATGTGGGAGAAGCGGGTGATCTTCGCTTGCACGTGGCTGGGATGAGCCAGGTACAGGAAATCAGCCGACTGCTGATACTTGATCGTGAACAACTCGTCCTCGGTGTAGGGGTGGGTGATCTCGACGATCAGCACGACCGCTCCGCCCGAGGTGTACGCGTTGACGAAGCTGGACCCCTGCAGGTCGAAGTGGTCCCCATCCACCACCGTGATGATCCACTCCCCGTTGGCCTCGACCGTCCCGAGCACCCCGCTGATGATGACCGTGTCGCTGGTGTCGTACCCGTGATTGAACACCTCCACCCTGATGAGGCCGGACCCGTTGTTGGCCGCCCCCAGCACCGTCTGCGGGTCCTCGGTGATGATCCCCCCGTTGCGGTAGAAGCGGGCATACAGGTGCCCGAACTCGATCTCGTAGGCCTGGATGGTGTTGAAGGTGAACGGAATCATCCGCGTGAGGCGGGTGTGATGCTTGACACGGTGGGCGAGGCGGGTCCCCCCGCGGCCCTGCGCACCGCCGACCACGAGGGAAAACACATTCTCCATCTTCGACAAGCCGTTGTTGTACTTGTTGAAGTCGGAACGCATGTCCAGCTTGGGCGACAGTTCGCCCGCGCTCATGTTACTCTGAGCCGGGTACGGATTCGGCACGCTTAGTTCCTCCGAACGTCGTTCAATTCAGTGTCTTCAAACGTCTCCGGGTCGTCCTCTTGTCCATCCACGCCCTTGGCGAGGGACAGCTTGTAGTCATACTCCTTCTCAAGCTGCGACATCAGCCCGACCTTGTTGGTGACCCCGTTGCACAACTCATAGGCGAGCCGGGTGGTGAGCATGTCCACGAAGGCGGGGTCGAACTTGGACGTGTCCGTCTCACGCCGCACGTAGCGAACCTTGAGCGAGGACGCGTTCGTGACGGCCGTCTGCCCCTCGACCTTCACCTTGATGTGCTTGCCGGCATCATGATCGGCAAGGCGGATGAAATCGGCCGGCAGCGCAAACGCGTTCGCGTACCCCCAGTCGGGGGCCGTGCCCAGCTTGACCAGGGTGGCGCGGCTGATGGCGAAATTCCACGTATGATCCCGCAGCACCGCGTCGCGCACCACCGGATAGAAGCGCTTACACTTGATCGCCCGATCGCTCACGTCATTGAGGGAGGTGATCGGCGCGGCCCCCAGCTTGAGGAGGGCATTGGACGAGATGCTCACTTCGGTCACAGCGGGTGTCGTGGGCATGTAGCTCTCCAGTTTGAACAGGGTGAGCGGTCCACCCTTCGAGATGAAAACCTTGAACCCCGACCAGATCGACGCGGGGTGAAAGAAGCTGGGCATGTCCCCTCCTCAGTCGGGGTCCAGGCTCGTGACAGCGTTCTTCCCTGGGGTGCGCGTCACCGCGCCCGTCCACGCGACCGTGGTGTCGTCTTCTTTGTAGACCCGGAAGGCGCCATTGGCGTCCACCACCTTGTTGCGCAGCGACCGCAGGGCCTGCCCCAACGAGCGGGTCGGTGTGTCCGAGGTGTCCGCCAGGTCGGCGTCGAGCATAGCTTGGATAATGTCCGCGATCAGCGTGCTCGCCTCGATGAGATCGAGGGTGTCCTGCGGCAGGTTGAGCGCATCCACAGCGGCAGCGGAGGCGGCGGGGATGCCCAGCGCGTTGACACCGGCCACCGTGTTGTCCACGATGTTCTGATCGTAGTTGAACCGATTCTGAATGGAAAACTCCGCCACCCGCGAGCCTGAGACATCGTCACCGTCGATGCTGCCTGTGGTCAGCACCACGTGGTAGTCACTCAACGTGGTATAGAACGCGTCATCCGTGTCGATCTCCACCAGATTGAGGCCGGTGATCGTGTCGAAATCGACTGTGAGAGTGACCTGCGCGGTGTCGGGCACATCACTGCCATTCTTATAGACCGACACCACCGGACTGCCCGCGAGCGTGAAGGGAAGGCCAGCGGCATCAAAGGTGGTGAAGAGGAACCGGACTACTTTGGTCGTTGCGTAGTCGCCGAGTTGTACCATCTACCGGACCCTCCCCGCTCGCATAAAATGAACAGACACGCTGACACCGCCGCGGGAAAATGCTTGTACCGCCTCCCCAACGCCAAGCACAACGGCTGTGCCATCCGAACTAAAGACTGATGTGATCAACATGGTGGACGATCCAAGGACCGTTGCGGTCCCCTCGCTGCTTCCCACCACGGACGCGATGGCTGCGCTGATCCCGTCAACGGTTGCTGTGCCAGCGCTACTCCCCACCGTGGGAAAGATGATCTGCGAGAATCCTGTCACGGAGGCGAGCCCGTCGGATGAACCAACGGCGGTAAACAGGGACGCGCCAACACCGAAAACCGTCGCGGCACCCGTTGCTGACGCCGTCCCTAAAACCAATGACGCAGCAACAGCGAGGGCAACAGCCACCCCGACTGCTCCACCAACAACCCCCGCGATCGCACGGCTAACAGAAGCGACAGTACCCGTTCCACTCGCTGATCCGTCCGCGCCAAGGATGAAGGCAGGAGGAATAAAGACGACGCCATGAAAGGCATACGCCCCTTGGGCCGGCGCAGACACCGTCGCGGTATCGGCACTTGTATTGGTAGAAATTTCGCCCTTCCTGGCCGTCTGGAAAGAACAATCGGTTCCAGTACCACTATTATCTTCCGTCCCGGTCGCCCATCCACTGGAAGTCATCGCAAACGCGGCGTTGTCCATCGAGTTGCCGAACTGAACGGCCAACCGAGACGTATTCAAAACGGTCAGCGCCGCGAACGCTTGATTGGCAGTTGTGTGCGGGCCGGTATTTTGGCTGTCTTCAAAAGGATCCCCGGTCGTTCGACAGCCGCGAATAACATAAGCCCTTGCCCCGAAACAAGTATCGTTTCCGGTATCCCAAGAGGCTCCCCTCGTCAATGTAACGGTCGTCCCCGCTCCCGTTACTCGACGCCAGAACAAAGCTGACCAACCATCACGGTTGGCTGCCGCTGGCTGCCCGACCTGAACACCCAAAAGGGTATAATTGGTCGGCGTTGGTATCTGAGCCGCATCGCCCGCCGTGTTCGGTCCCCAAAACACTGCGGCTACAACGATAATATCATCCGCTTGATGAGTTGGAATAGTCGGAGAAAGTGAGCCAGTGGTATTAGCAACAGTAGCTCCTTCCGCTTGAAGAAATGGGGCAGACTGGTCCGATTTCCAAGATGACCAAGAAGGATTTCCGCTATTACTGTATGTATGAATCCCCGGCTGACCACTTGTGTGCGGCGAGGACGCATCCGACCGCGAAATGACCAGAGTATCGTTGTCGTAGCCATCCAGCGTGACGGTGGCCGAGCCTGTACCGGTGAGCCGATACCTGTGTCCTGAAGTAGGAGTAAGGCTAACTATCGCACCGAGTAGCGTGAACGATCCGTTTACTGTTTTGTAGACTCTAATGTCAGCAATATCAATATAGAGAAGATAACCATTCCCTTGACTCGTACTTCCTCGTGCTGAAGGTCCTCCCCCAACACCACTCACAGATGGGACGGTATTCATCACCACTTCGGAAAACTGATCCGGCCCAAAGGGGGTATTAGTCCAAATAGACCAGTTCTCAGAATTGACGGTGCCGCCTAGGGCATTCGCGCCGTCCGCTTTAAGCGCAGTAAACCCCGTTAGCGTACTCCAGCCTGATGCTAAGGGGTTCTCTGTTCGAGTAAAAGTATCTGATGCGTTTGACACTTAGACCGATCCCGGCGGGAGCAGCGGAACGACGGCCCTGAGAAGAAAGTCAAAGGTCGCTCGCGCCGTTGCTTTCACCCCTTTTCCGTCTGAGACCAGGATAGCCCTCAAGGCGTCAGAGACGGGTGCATCTAGGAAATTTCGAATATCATTCAATGTTGCCTGTTCAGCCGTCAGCGCCACGATCCGCGGGTCAGCGACGATCGTGGCATGGACGGTGGAATCACAACGGGCGACCGCATAGCGGGCCAGGCCGCTTCCAATCTCGTCGTGGAAGGTTTGCCCTGTTCCGTCTTCCACAATGTGGTCCGTGAGAGCAGATCGAAAGGCGGTCTGAATCGACATTCCGTCCCCGATCCGCTCAGCACGGTAGAAGCGAAAAGTCAGAGCCATGTTAGTCCTCGGTGATCGTGCTCGTGGTCTTGAGCCTGGGGATCACGCCCACCGCCATCGTGATGTTCGGCGTCACCGTGCCGCTGTACATCAGATAGCCGGCGCCAGAAGCCCCTGTCCCAACTCCAAAGTGTGTGATGGCCGCACCAGGTGAAGCCGTGCATTCGGCAAAGTCAATGTTGGCGAAAGGACTGATGCTATTCCCTGTGACCACCCACCCGCCAGAGGTTCGCGCCACCGAAATGCGCGCATAGGGAGTATAGGCTGTCTCATTGGTGGTCTGATCCCCCGCTTCTCCCGGGTCTGCCGTGTGCAGGGACACGTATAGGCTGGTAGCCGGCGATGACGTGTCATTCTCGGCCAGGTCCGCGATCGCGGTGGCGTTGAACAACAGGTCCAAGATGTCATTTTCAAGCGCGTTCGATTTACTCATGTCAGTACCCCTTGCTCTTGTGCATCCCGATCAGCGTCTTAGCCAACCGGGCCTGCTTGCCTGTCTTGCCCTTGGCGTGCGCCTTCTTGCGCGCGTACCCGATGGTGCTCATGCCAGCCTTGTGGGCCTTGGCGGCAAATTGTCCGTGACTGTGGGCGGTTGCTTTAGCAATCCAGTACGCCATCCTCATCTCCTTACCTGCGAAACGCAAAATAACCGTTGATCTCGTCGCCGTCTTCGATCTGACTCACGAAGGTGATGAAAATCGCTGCCCCAAGAAGAGGGGCATCAATCTCGACCACACGCTCAGTTCCTTCCAACTGTTCCAACGAAGTGGGATCACTAAACTCGGGCACCGTGAAATCGCCCAGACCATCATACGTTTCACTCACCACATCAGCCCCGGTGTTGGTCGCGTTGGATGGAACCGCTTGGGCATCGGGTTGCACCAACTCCGCGCTGATGATGTCCGTCAGGTCGGTCCAGGTGGCCCAATCGTTCAACTCAGCCACCAACTCCGCGACGGTCATGGTGATCGCGCTATCTACCCCACCTGTGGCGTCATTGGCCACCACGTTCGCCGTGTCGGAGTCGATTGTCACGTTCCCGTCGGTCCCCTTGATCTTCGCGGTGAGCGTCAGAATATCCAGGACTGTGTCATGGACGGCCGTGAAGGTCGAGGTGGTGCCGGCCCCGTAGTGCGTGTCCTCGGTGCCCAGCCCGTTGAGCGCCCGTCGCAAGTTGGCCCACGACGTGTCGGCCACTGCGCCATCGCGCAGGACCTCAAAGGCCGCCGGCGAGAGGACGGTTTTGAAGGTGTACGTATCGGCGCCGATGACCACGGTGTCGTCATTGGCCGGATTGACCGGCGAGCCGCTATTGTTATAATTGATCGACCCCACCGCCGCGACGGCCCCGGTGCGCTCCATCACGATCGACAGGACATCGCCCGTGATCGAAATGTCGAGCGCGACATCAATCTGCACCCCCACGCCAGCGTCGAAGTCCAACCGCATGTCCTTATTGCCGTCCAGGTTGGTGAGTCGCAGGGCATCGTTGGCCGCTGGCCCGTCGTGCTCGAGCGTGGCGACAGAGGCTATCCCAAAGACATCCGCATCCTCGACCACCCAGCCGCTCGATGATTCATGCGTGCGGAGCCCGAGGGTAAACTCAACATCGTCGTCGCTGGCCACATCGAAGTCGATGACCGAATTGGACAGGTCCATGAGCCACTTCCCGGCGGGCGAGAGGCACAAATTGACCTCACCGACGTCCGTCCCTGCCGCATGGATGTAGGAGAAGGGCACGTACCGCAGGTCCCCTCGATCACGCGGGGTCGCGGCTTGCAATTGATACTGAGGGGTCTGTGTGGAAAACATGTCGTCTCCTTGTTGTTGTTCGGCCTGCGCCTGGGCCATGCCCACCGCGACGGCGGCCAGTCCACGGAAATAGGACGCGATCCTGCTATACACCACCATGCCGACCGCCACTGCCGCGGCCGTGACGTGCAAGAGGAGTTGCTGGGTCTCCGCAGCCAGACCCACGGCGGTCGCTTCAAACGTGCGAGACAAAATACGAAACTTACTATACTGCGCGAACCCCGCGGCCACGGCGGCGCGTTCTCCCAAAAGGATGAGTGTAGGCTGCCGAGCGGCTACGCCCACGGGTTGGGATCGTATTGTCGCCCATTGATCCTCCGTTTCGAGCTAGAGGAGGGGGGGCACCGGATCACGGCGCCCCCTGCCTCATTGGGTCAATTAGGACCGGCTGTAGCCGATCTCCAACCGAATCTTGGCCCCGACCTTCATGTTCTGCGTACTCACAGCCGCAGTGATCGGCAGTCCATTCTTTGACTCAAACACCTGGCTCATGCCGGCGTCACTCGCTCCACCGCCAGCGGGAAGCGCGAAACGCTTCTCGTGCACGGAGGCCGGGTTCAGCGCGGCGACCCAGTAGTTCGGATCAGCCGTAATGGCATCGCCGTCCGGCTCAGTGTAGGCACCGAACCCCACGTCGATCACGGCGCCATCGACGAAACTCTCGTCAGCACCGTTTTCGCTCACTTCGAGCCGGCACAACTGCGGAAACACCCGAACCTTGCCAGCGGGCAGAAGGCCCATCAGAATCTCGGCGATGGTCGCGGCGGTCCCACTGTTGACGTACTCGAATACGGCCATGTGCAGCTTCGCCAGATTGATCCCATCCAGCTTGCTGTTACCGGCCACCTGCTTGTCGTATGAAAGACTGGTTCCTGTCGCTGCCATGTTAATCTCTCCTTACTGGACTTAACGTTCAGGAGCGGGCGCCCCCGAAATTGAGGGCGCCCTCTGACCGTTTCACCCGATCGCTTATGCGATCGTGCTGCTATTCACACGCGAGCGCAGCACGCCCTTCTGAATGCGGGTCGCACCCAGGGAACGGGCGATGTACAACTGCGTGTTGTAGTTCCGCTCGGGCAACACGTCCATCTTCGTCACCATATCCCTGGCAACGGCGATGCCCATGCTGTCCCGGTGGAACGCGTACAGATACTTATCCGTCGAGTCGAGGAGCGGGGCGATATTCGTCACCACCCAGCGGAACCCGACCCACGTGTCGATCTCACCACGCACCAGCGCCTTCACCGTGTTGTAGTCG